TCTAAGAAGGGCTGTGTCTCGTAACTCATATTAAATCCTTAAACATGGCTTTGCGACCCTCGACGCCAATCTGCGCATCATAGATGTCTTTCAATCTAACTTGCATCATTGATGCCAACATCAGCACTTCATTACGATCGTCACACATCATAATAGCTTCATCAATAGGCTTAACCAACCGTATCATATCTTTTGTCAATTTATCCATTTTTATATGCAAACTCCAGTGCGTTGTTAGCTTCTACCTCAAGTGGTCTATTCTCATACCAGTTACCATGTTCAGCATCAAATTGCTTGCACAGTTCTGCAATTTGACCTGCTGTGATAGGATACTCTTTAAATATAGCATTGCCAGCTGTTGCAATCATAATACGATACATCTGTCTGTACCAACCAGTACTATTAATTGTCATATATTCTGTGGCGAGCTTCTTAGGCCAGAAAGGACAGTCTGAATATCCTGACCAATGATACGATGTGTTATCTAGCTGAGATTTTCTATGCTCTATTACTTGTTCTCTGAATGCATCTGGAAGCCTATCGAGGAAGCTGGTTCCTCCGAGCTTCTCGCTGTATGGCCATCTGTCCATAAGGCTATCAACATTAATACTCTTGCCAGTGTTATCAAATATAAAGTTATGGGCGTTAGCATATTCAGCTGGAATATAATACATCCTACAGAGGTCTTTAGTCTGCTTGTCTCCCATGCCATCTAGCTCAGAGTTGAGAGCTGACCAGAAGTGTTTGAGCTGTGCATTAGATACAGGTCTATTGAGTTCAAAGACGAGTCTAAACTTAGGATGCTCTACGGTAGAGCTGGCAGTACTATAACATATATAGTTAAGATTGCCAAAGCGCGCTTTAAGAGTAGTCTCTAGGTCACCTTCAGTGAGCCAATCATCAACATCAACAGCAGCCCAACCTGCCCACTCCAATACATTATCGTTCTTTCTTGTAGAATCGGGCTTAAATACAGCCGGAGATATAAGTTCTGCATCTTGCTTACCATTTAGTTTCCTTTCAGACATCTTAAAAAAGAACTGAACAAATTGATTCCAATTAGATATATCTATCCGTCTATGAGTCTTGTTATCATAGACAAACCTATTCTGTTCTTCCCACCATCTTGGTGAATTAAATATTGTTAAAGCGTACATGATATAATCTCTGTTCAAGGGTCTTGGAAACATTCTTCCATGTAGAATTATACAAGAATCCTTCAATAAAGTCAAGCTGTGGATACTTATCAATTGACCTGACAACTTGCTCTTGTTCACAATTATCTATAAGCAAGTATGGGATCTTCATATCAATACATTTGCCAATATCTCTAGTAGCAGCGACCTCACTGTGATTACCATCAACAAAAGCAAAGTCAAAGTCAACATGGCCAAACAATTCTTTGACATGAGTTGAGTTTCTAATCTCGCATTCAAACCTGTCACCATATACTTTGTTTAGACTCTCTCGAGCAAAACGCTTTATGCTGAGCAGTCCTTCTGCCACACCTACTGCATGAACAGTTGACTGAGGCATTATCTCCAGCATATAGGTGGTAGAGTGTCCCACATGAAACCCTATCTCAAGAATGGTCTTTGGACATATTGTATCTTGCACATGCTTAAAAGCAGCTAGTGCATCCTCTTGGTTTGGCATATAGCCCCAACCCTCAGTGGGCCATGTTAAATGATCTAGGTTCATCCAAAGAAGTCCTCCAACGAAGCCTTAGGCTCTACTTCCCAACCAACAGCATCTAGAATGTTACGGATGGGTTCTACAAATGACTTATCATACATTGTGCCGTAATCAATAAACCGATGCAAGTCAAACTCTCTGGGAAGTGCACTGGGATAAGCAATAACATTCTCTTTAATAGGATTAGGCTGTTTCAGATAACAAAACTTGACCTTCTCGCCATTTCGGATCATCTCATACTTATTGTCCACCTTATGCTGCTTGACAAGACGATTGTATAATAGAGCACCACGAGCTTGGATAGGAGTTCCCTTCTTGTAGATATCCTTACGATCATGCCACTTATCCACATCAGATATCCCACGCGGATACGAGACTGCTTCAGGGGAAAGCTTTACAAACTCCTTACGGAAGTCTGCAATAAACTTCTGAGTCTCTAGCTCGGACCCACCAATAATAACCTTAAAGATCTCCTTAAACTTATCACGGCACACCTGAGGAGTAGAGGAACGTACAGCATCAATACCCATCATCTTCAGCTTAGGTTCAGCATACTGTACACCTTCATTATTGTGTACGTTTAAGATGTAACGCTTCTTGGCAACCCAGATACCTTTATCAGCAATCACCTCACGAGCCATCTCCATACGATTCTCATAAGCGCTGGTGATGTCTGACAAGCTTCCATATGCCACATACAAAATCTTTTCGAAGTGATCATGTGTAATCTTATCAATAAACTTAGTAGGGTCACTAGGTTCGAATCGATCAACAAGAGGCTTCATCTTGACATATAGAGAGTCAGTATCAATAGCAATCACATAATCTGTATCATTGGTCTTCAAGAGCTTGTTCATCTCTAGGTTAATAGCACGCTCTGCCCACTTAATAGCAAGCTGACCAGAAGTAGTAATAGCTTCAGCAATGCGGTGATCAAAGTATCGAAAGTAGTTATTGCCCAAAGCACCATACAATGAGTTCATCAGAATCTTAATAGACATCTGCTGGTTCTCTAATGTATTGATCTCATTCTCTAGCTTCTTAGACTTCTTCTTCTCATACTCCTGCTGAGCTTCTAGCATCCGATTCTTGATAGCGCGGCGCTCATCATAGTATTGTTTAATGATCGATGGAATGACTCCGTCCTTATCTTTGCTGAATCGTTGACCAGTAGCTGCTACAGCATATTTCCGATCGTAGAACGTCTGACCGTCCATGATACTATCAACATTTACACCAGGCAACTTACCCTCAATCAAAGTCTCGGGCGACATATTATACTGAACAATGATGTTTGGATAGAGTGAGTTAAGGTCAAAAGAAGTTACCCACTCATGCATACCGATCATAGGATCTTTGACATATGCTCCTGGGTAAGGTTCTTTCTTCTTATGTATACGAGGAGGCACAACAACATTATCTTTTATCAGGTTGCGATATAGAATAGAATCCCAGATTGACGTAGTACCAAACGTCTCAGAGTAGTTAACACCACCACGATATGCCATGGTAATAGCAAGTTCGATCAAACCCATCTTCTCTTCGAGCCGCTCGATAAGCTGAACATCTTTAATGTTATAGTCAATGTACTTCTGAAAGTCATTCTTATACAGGTTCTGTAGTGATCCAAACTCCTCAATAGATAGCTTACGATCTCCGAGAACAATAAATGCTACATGGTCCAACTTATAGGACTCGAGCGTGCCATAACTATATCCAAACTTCTTGAACAGGTCATAGTAGTCAAGCTGTTGAATACCCATCATCTCATAGGCAATATTAGTCCTGCCAGCAATAACAATCTCACGTTGATCGACTACACCCCAAGGAGAGAACTTCTTGTAAACATCTCCACCTATAATATTCTTTACACGATTGATAAGATATGGAAAGTCAAATAGACGGGTATTCCAACCAGTAACAACATCGGGACAATATCTAGGATCTTGCCAATAGCCAAGCCAACTAAGTAAGAGACTAACTTCATCTTCACACTGAATGTAGTGTATCTCGACTCCTTGAACTTCACAATCATCTGCGTTATAGTCATGGCATCCCCAAACGTGATAGATGTTATCGATATTATTCTTCATAGTAATAGCTGTCACGGGATGAGCAGCATCAGCTACAAAGGGGAATCCATCCTCAGAATGGACCTCAATATCTATAGATGTAATATTTACTTTAGACTTATCAAAGGTAATATTGTTGGGAAAGATATCAGTAATAAACTGAGTGACGTAATTAGACATGCCGTGCACTGCAAAGTTATCTACATTGTCATACTTCTTGACAAAGTCAGACGCTTCGCGCATAGTATCAAATTGTACATCTTGTACAAGCTGACCAGTCAGCGTCTTATATTTAATGTCCTCTGTCTTAGTGGTGGGAATGAACAGAGTAGGTTGGTACTTAACCTTACGCTCAACGCGCTTACCACCTCTGATCCCACGATACAAAATATTATTACCATATCTATTCACTGACGTATAAAAGTCCATATTTCCTCCAAACTTATACTATCATTATTATACCACACATATTACAATCGGGCAACTAAAAAGAGCGCCGAAGCGCTCTAATTTTAGGTCTCTGCAAAGTACTTTGAACAGGTCGCTCCAGGGGGACCAACCATCATCTTGTCAAACCACTTTCCATTTTTAGTTTGGCCGCAATCATAGTAACATTTTTTAAATAATACGTTACCATATTTTGGCACCCAAACATAGCCAAATGTAACAAAGACCAGAGTGCATAACACTATTAGTCTTTCTTAGACACAAAAGAATACATATCCTTTGCAGTCTCTGTAAGAGTCTGAATGTCATAGCCCTTCATAGCAGCTTGAAAGTCTTCTTGGGTACTTTGACCTACTTCATATAGCTTTGTTGCTGTTTGAGTATTCAGTTGATTTTGTTTGTCCAGATAATCCTTAGCCATCGCCAAGACATCTGCGCGTAGTTCGTATGGGTTCTTATTCATGTTTTTAGTCCTTGTGTGTGTGATCAGAGAGGGCCATTACAGCCCTCTCGGTGAATTACTTCTTCAACTTGTCAGCCATAAGAATGCATTGTTTTGCTTCTTCGTAATAACCATGCATTGTAAGATGTTGTGCCGCTCTGGCATAACCAATGATCTCAAGTTTATTCATAATTTTCCGACCTAACCCAGCAAATGGGCTAGCGATAAGATTGTACGCGATTGCAGTCATTAGAACGACCGCCGATTAATTTTATCCGAGTAGTCAGAAACTCGCCCGTGAGCAACAGAATAGATGTCACCTCTTGAAAGGCCAATATCATTTAGCTCCGTGTTAGTTAGTTTATTCAGCTCAGTAATAGTTTCGCTGACTTTCCGGTATTCCTGATATGATTTATGTAGTGAAACCATTTTGTCGCTTATAGTTTTAAAGAGTCGTCCGACCTGGGTGATTCCCAGATAAGTCAGTCTCTGTGAGTAATTGTTTGCTAGTTGTGTCATTGTAGACCTCGTTTTTTCCAATTGAAATAATACGAGGACGCATTTGTTCTGGGACGACATATTTCAGCTCTACTGCAAGAATGCCATCACGAATATCTGCTCCGTGCACTTCGACGTGCTCAGACAGCCGGAACGTGCGTTTAAATTTCTTTGTGGAAATACCACGATGAATAAACTCACGACCCCTTGACACATGCTCTCCCGTCACAGTTAAAGTTCTATCTTTAACTTCGATTGAAAGTTCGTCTTCTGTGAACCCCGCAATGGCCAACTCAATCAAATAGTCTGATTCAGATGTCTTAATAATATTGTGGGGAGGATAATGATCTTTTGAATGATTAGCTGTATATTCTAGCTCGTTAAACAAATGGTCAAATCCAACAAAGGATGATCTCGGGAATAGTGTGTGTAAATGTACGCCTGTCATAGTTTTCTCCTTTTTACAAGCAAGATAAGTGTGACCGGATTATCCGCATCACATATGGTATTTATATACTATTAGTGTTTGAGAGTCAACAGACTTTAAAAATATTCTTCTACAGGACGACCATGTTCCGCACTGAATGAAATCCCGATTCTTGGGTCACCGAGGGGGACAGCGCAATGATCCATAAGCCGCGGTACATAGATCATATCGCCAGGAATAAACCGTTGCTCAAAGATTAACTCGTCATCATCAAAGCACTGCCAAGCAACTTCGCCATAGGCTTGAAGATATATAACCTCTGTCTGGTCGTGGTGAATATTACCCACAGCATATTCATTGAACGATGCGTATAGATGAATAGTTATATCGTTCTTGTAAAAAACACTATTAAGATCTTTAGCAACGCTTTTAATGTTATCAGGGACCGACCCGCGCTTCTCCAAGTCTTCCATCATAAACGACCCTCTTTGTTTGCCATTCACGTCTATTTTGTTTTTTGGATGGTCTGGGACTAACTGCAGCAGGTTCCACATATCAAACTTAGGATCGCCAATGTTCCCAATGTAATAATGCTTCCTATTGCGAATTGCATCAATCAGTTCTGGGTTATCAACAATTGCTGATATGGGCATAATTAACTGTTTCCTATATTATATTTGGGACAAAGATCCCAATCACTTTTCTGCTTAAACGGTATAATTTTAATTTGTCTGAGAGGTGCACAATCCAATCCATCGTTTTTAACTGTAAACGATAATAGTCCCCAGTCACTTAGAAGCGTTGCGATTGTGTTTCTTCTGTGAAGGTCATTCTCTTCGAGATTAGCCTTCTTACCATCAAGCATAAACAACTCTTTAAAATGCACAATAAAGTAACGACCCTGCTTATGCAGGATGTGACATGATTGAAATAATTTGTTTTCTTTTCTTGAAGCAACACCAATACGAGTTAGTGTCTCTCGGACTTTAAGGAAATCGTCCGGTTCGTTCAAAGTAATTTCCAACATATCTGTTGGAGCCCACTGTACTAGTTTATTTTCTTCCACCCTTGTTCACCTTTTTTCTTAATTCTTTAATTTGCTCAGAAGTAAGAAGATTGTGAACTTGACGTGCTTTTTCATTGCTGTAGCCATAATACTCTTTCACAACTTCAATATCACTATCCAAGTCAGGTTTAATCCATTTCGAGAAGCGTTTCCGTTTCCTAACGATATTTATAAGGAAGTGATATTGGAGTTTATTATCAAGGTGATGATACCGATTCATCTCATTAGCAATGCACACAGTATCAGGAAAGTATGATAAAGACC